CAACTTTCTCTTTTAATAAAGCAATTCTCTCCTGATCGTAAATGATAGAAGGAGTAGTTAAGCTTAATTCGAAGTTAGTTAATGATTCGTCTCTGTAACCCTGAATGTAAAGATGCACAAAAGCAATCTTATAAAGTTCAGAAACCATGATTCTTTGAACCTTCTCAATGGTTCTACCGAATCTAATGTCTTCAGCGGCTAGAGTAGCCTTACCTTGTAGATTCTCATCATAGCCAAGGAATGCTTTCGGTACTCTTAAGGCGGCAAATAACTTATCTCTTAAGTATTCAACGTCTGTTATACCGTCATATTGTAATCCTCCTAGAGTTTCAATCTTGGTAGTAGTATCATTACCTCTCATAGGGATATAAAAATCCTCCATAAGGTTCTGCATGTTGTATTTTAGGTTATACTCACCAGTCTGCTGGTCAATATAAGGAGTACGCTTCATTTTAGAGATAGCCTGCTGCATGAAGTTCTCAATCTCATTCGGAGGAATACCGCCGACGTTCATATAAAAGATTCTCTTCTCAGGAGCTCGTACAATCCTGTGGACTAGCATTGCATCCTCCATTAAAGTATACTGCTTGAATAATTTTCTTGCAGGCTCTAAGTAGGATCTTCCATAAGGTAGGAAGTTTACATCCGTTAATAATCTAAAATGGGCTATTTCATAATTGTCAAAGTACAGGGAATTGCCATCTGTCTGATTAGGTGCTTTAAAGTACCCGTAAGTATCTGGTGCTAATCCATCAGGATCATAACGAAATCTGATTGCGGTTGGATTTTCTTGATCAAAGCCTTCTTGTCTCTCAATATTAAAAGCAGAGAAAGGAATCACGTTATAAACTCCGTATTTTTCTGAAGCTTCTAATTTTAAGAAGAAGTCTCCGTATTTACACATATTTCTAATCCACCAGCTTAAGTTAAATTCAACGTTCAATACATCATAGAATAGATTGTAAAGAATCTTTTGAATGTTTTCGTCTGAGGAACGGATTTGAAGTACTTCCCCCATATCATTCTTAAGAGTAGATTCCTCTGCTAGGATATCTAAGGTAGATGCGATGATAGCATCTGTATCCATAGCGTCATACTCTGAGTATAACTGGGTTCTTAATGTTTGATAATTAAAACTGTTCTGATATCCGTATAAGGATGAAGGTGAGGTGGTGTAGATTCGATTGTATCTCGATACTAAAGAATTAGTTTCTAACTCTCCAGACATCTGAATCTGGTTGGTATCGGCAACTTTGAGTTGATTGCCTCCAACGTTTCGGATTATAACATCTGTTGAAAAAAGTCGTCTAAGCCGGGAAAATATTCCAGTGTCTGCCATTATTAATTAATAATATAAGTATAAATAGTGGAAAAAGCCAAGTTATTTTACTTGAGAATCCAGGTAAAGTCTTCACTGCCCCCTTTTCCATTATCAATTTGATATGGATTTTTAACGTCGTTAGGAGAATAAACTCCTTGATACGGGGTTTTACTAGTTGAGATTCCACCTAAAGCTGCTTTTGTGATATCAATTCCCTGCTGGTTTAATTGCAAGGCTGTATCTCTAACGTATAATGCAGTTCCAAAAGATATTACCAGGTCATCATTATAACCGTACTGTGCTTCTGCACGGCCATTCTTCCAAACAAAGACTTTCATTTCTTCTATTAGTCTTTTTGATTGGATTATAACAGCTTTCTCATTGACTGCTTCTTGGAATTTTCCAATGATTAAAGGTCTAGTCTTTGAATTCATAGTAAAACCAGGAGTCATATTGCTGTGAATATCATATTGATTAAAATATGAATCGGCTGTTAATGTTCCTGATTTAGGAGAATGGTAGAAGTTAGCATAACCTCTGTCTAAGATAGTCTGAATTGCTGCCCAGCCTATAGATGCATTCTCAACTACGAGTAAGGCTTCATTATATTCTGTTGCTATTGCAACCAAAAGTAAACCAAATTCCTTAGTTCCTATTTGACCTTTATATTCACCGACTTGGGTATTATTCTGAATGTCTAATATATGGAATGCTGAGTAGTCTTTACCGTCCCCACGGGCAACGTCGGCAACTACCATATAATTTCTAGAATAATCAACCGGCTCCCAGATCCATAAATTCTGATCTGCTCCTCTTCTTTCTAAAGGCTCCTTCATGTAGGTCTTCATATAGAATTCCATAAACTCACCGTAGAATACCGTGTCTCCGGATGTAGAGAAGTCACAATCACACTCTTGAGCTGCCAGTCTTGGATCTCCTAACAGGTCATCCTGTCTGTCTCTCCATGATTGATCTCTTTCTGGGTGTACATACCAAGGTAATTTAATAGGAAGAAAATCATTTTCACGATTCTCTGCACGGACCCATGTCTGATGAAACCAGTTTCCGGTACCGTACGGAGTTGATAATACGATTGCTCCTCCTCCAGTAGCCAAGGTCTGCTGAGCTGATGCCCAAGTCTCGGCAATGTTATCGATAAAGGCTGCCTCGTCAATTAGAAGTAAGGATACAGCTTCAGAACGTGCTGAATCTGAATTAGAAGACTTGGCCTGAATCTTAGAACCGTTGGCTAGTCTTAAAGATAATTTGTTATGCTCGACTGATGGTACTTTTAACCAGGAAGGTAAGTTCTCATACATGAACTGCACTTTAGCAACCAGGTTTCTTGCTGTTGCCTGTGTAGTTGCTAGGGTTAGAACGTTCTTATCCTTGTGAAAAAGCATGAGCCATAGTGAATATCCGGCTCCTAAAGTTGAAATACCTAACTGTCTAGACTTTAAAATGATTGAATACGGGTTATCTTTAAAGTGACTTAAGACTTTTTCCTGAAAAGGATATAAATTAAATAAGATTCTTCCTCTTTGAGGATGCTGGATATAGCAGTATTTTCTCATAAAGTGAACCGGATCGGCTACACACCTTACGAATTCCTGCCTTATTATCTGTTTTAAGTCTTGACTCATAATATTACCAGGATAGTCACTAGAAAAGAAGCTCCAGAAAGAATATATGCAACCATCTTATCAAATCGTGCATCTTCTATTACCTTCTCCTGTATTTGTATTGTGTTTTGATAGTGTCTCTCATTAGATCTCAGTAAAGTTAACTGTGTGTCTTTGTAAGAGATGAGAGTGTCTTTACTCCTAATTATACTACGGTATATCGAGATAGAATCTCGTACAATAACTAATTGTGAGTCTAGGTAATCTGCTTTTTGTTTTACCTTAAGTGCATTTCTTAGAGTGTGACATGGAACCTTACACGGTTCAGTCATAATCGAAGATGTCTGAGAACTTAATGACAAGCTGACTGTCAGTAAGATTATTAAGGCGATCAAGTTCTTCTTCATAACGTTGTAAGTTTTTATTAGTTTTATAGCTCAAATCTGATAATTCTGATTGAAGCTTATTTATTTTCTCATGTTCCAACCTGGTGATTGAATCAAGAGTTTTAAATTTAGTGTTATTAACCTGTATCAGGTTTGAAAGAGAGTCTATCTGCTTTTTGTAACTATTATCAAAGGATGGATATTTGATAAAGTTTGTTAGGGAGATGGTAGCTGCTATACTTCCTCCTAGGAGTATCAGCACGATGAGTAGTTTTAAAACCCAATTATCCTTCATTTTTATGTATTTTTACTAGTAGTTTGCCTTCTCCTTTGATGACCCTATGCCATTGGTGTCTTAATATAAATATAGACACTCCGGGTTCTAGGCTTGTAGGAAGTTGATCATCCATCTGCATCTTCCAACCTTGTCCGCATTCTAAAACTTCTACCAGACGGTCTTCGTCATCTCGATGCCATAGCAAGTGGATCGGGTCTAAACTCTTATCAAATTCCCGGATAACATAACCTCCAGACTCTTGTACGTCTTTATACGGTTTCATTAATATCGTAGTAATATGAATCTGTATTTTCTGCTACCCACTTATCTGATACTGATTCTACTGAGGGTAATTCTTTATCTACTTTAATAGATTTTGGATCTACCGGGAAATCTGCTGTTACCCAGTTAGAGTCTTTCCAGTGTATTCTATTATTCGGCATACACATTAAATAACCGTCATCAGCTGCTAATATATGCCCAGCTTTGTAATCTGAAGGTTCATTAGAGAATGGGTTGTCGTACCAATCTACTGTGAACATGTATGTAGCCCATGTCCAGGTTTTATCTCGTAATAAAACTCTGCACTTATTTCCATCGATAAAAGAATACTTTGTGACTGCTACGTTTTCTGAAAAGCAATCCCAAAGTTGTTTGTAGTGAAAAGGTACGTCTTTTTTAGGCTCTGTTAAGAATAATTCTGAGATAGGTACTCTAGATCTAAGCATACCAAAGTCTGATAGTACATGAAAGGTTAGTATCTTACCGGGTACTGATTGTAGTCCGAAAGCATATACGGGGTCGTAGATATTGCTATCCTTAGTGTTGTGAGTATAATGTGAGCGTCTAATTAGACATTTAAAATACGGAATATTTTCATTTAGAACCATTTACTTTTTTAATTTTTTACCCCATGTTTTACCTTTACCTTTATCCTTACAAGCAGCCGGGGTGGGTCTACATGCAGGGTATTTAGATCTTTTTTCTCCTTCTTTTCTTCCGCAGGCTTTATAACCGCCCTTACCGTCGGGTGCATTAC